GTTCGTCAACAACCGCCATATTGCATTCTCCTAACTTTGAATTTCAGCACTTTGTCTGTCAAAGCGTCGAAGGTTAGAACCTCTATTGTCACTGTTTGGCCTATATCCCTTTAGTTTCCATAGAGGCAATACCCAACTCGCCCACGTCTTATTTAAGTTTATCAGCCCAACCCTTGCCCTTAGACTGCATTGGCTTGGGTTTGGGTTTGGTTTGCTTCTTGGGAGTTCCCTTGCATGCCATTTTGACTCTCCTGAGCATAAAGTTCAGTTGCTTTTTGTACTAATATCTGTACTGCCTGTTCTGGTGTTACCTGTCCAGCCTTAACCGCCTCGTACAGTTGAGAAAACTGCATAAACTGCATCTGTATCTCACTCTGCATCATCAGTTTCTTCCAGTTTGGCACGCCAAGCTCCCTGAGCATCACAGGAAGCATCGGGTTTGGCGTTGGATTTGCCATTAACTGATAGGCCGACATCAATTTTTCAAGCCGTTTATCTTCATCATACGGCAAGGTCATGCCAGGAACGACATCAATGTCGTACCGGAATGTTTTCATCTTGTCCGTAATGGCCGCAGCGGAAATAGTCTTGTCGTCGCCTACAATGCGTATAAATCTTCCCGTATCGTAGTTTTTCTGACAGTACTCGGCAATCATCTTGCAGCAGTTTTTAATCCATGTATCGACAAACAGGGTTTGCAGTGCAATTCTATCCACCGAACTTGTCGCAAGCCACTGGGCTTCGGTTGCCGTAATCTTGCCAGGCATCTTCTGGCCTGTGGCAATGGACTGCATACCCTGTATATTTTTGTATTCCTGTGAAAACAACCCGTAAAGCTGGAGCGCACCAGCAGAAATAGGAGGCGGGTCGATAATTTTGAAGGCGTTTCTGTTTAACGCACCTCGAACAAGACGTATAATAGACCCCGCACCTGCAAGTATCTTAAAGTGCGCCCCATCTTTTCCCTTTGGAACTTCAATAGCACCCGTCTCAACTGCAATTTTCGGGTCGCCAAACATCTTTAAGTTATTAAATAAATGAGACACAGAGACATTGATCATATCCTGCGTGTTCTTGTACATCTGGATACCATCAACGCCCTGCCACATGTGTGGGAGCATATAATGCGGACATACAATAAAAGGCCACTTGGTAAATTGCCATACCTGATCCTCTTCTTTCGGGTTGAGTATGGTAGAGCCAGCTTTAATAATAAACCGACCTCGCGGGAATACGGGTTTTTTCCACTTCTTTACAACAGCCTTAGGCCACGTTTCAGGCTGTTCAATCTGGTTTGTTTTAGTGTTGTAAAAAATCCCATTAGACTGGTATATCTCGCCGGTCGAAAGACGCTCCTGAGCGGGCACATCTTCTTCCTGCTTTTGCTCCCTCTCCTCATAATCCTTAAAGTAAATCTCGCTGATCTTGACGACTTGGGCTTCCGGCTCAACCGTCTGACTGGACATGTTATCAGATCGCAAAATGATTGACAGCAGACGATTTTCAATGGCGTTGCCAGTGCCTTTGTCAGAACCACCCGTCCCAGACGTAAGGATTGAAGCGGAAGAACCCTTAATATCAACATCAGCATCGTACTGCGTCTGCTTAAATGGGATAGAGGCCGCCGCAAGCTCCTCCTTGAATTGCGGCCACCTCCGCTGTGCCCATTCCAACGAGACGTATCTAAATGTACCGCAATTCCCATCGTTTATCTTCTCATCATCATCAGCCCAGAAGTTGACCGGATTCCACAAGCGATACCTTACGTCACCAATCCACTCCTGTTTTTCCTCGTCCCACTCGTTTTTATCTTCCCAGAAGATTTTAGACACACAATAGCCGTAAATTTTCTGGTCAAGCAGGGCAAGGACGTGTTCAATGCGCATCCCCTCGCCGTTAATACCGTTCTTCCAAAGCCACTGAAGCATGGACTGCCAGACCTCGGCAACATCCACGTCAGAATCTTCCCACGGATTACAGATAATTTTGGTTTCGTTCTTGGTGAGTTTGGCAATCTCCTGCATCGCAGAAGGCCAGATGTAATTTAAGACCACCCAGTCCCAGTTTTCACGCTTCTTATAGCCCTGCAACTGCTCAGAAAAGAAATACCTCAAAGACTCTTTCCACATCGAAGTCCACCGACGTGTTTTTTCCATGCCAGCATCTTCAAGTTGTTCTATTTTAAGCAGAAAGGGGTCGGTTGTCGTTATTTCTTTTGCCATTATTCTGTTGTATATTCCTCATCATGCGTTGTCTGCTGTACGGGAACATCTACATGACGTATAAGGTCATCGGGTTTTGTCAATTTGTTTCCGATACATACGCCAATAGCCATTATCAACGCTCCAAACGTGATAAGACCTACTATTTCACCTATCAAGATGTAGTCAACCATGAATCTTCTATATCCTCATCGCTATCTATAGCCCCCATTTTAGATAATGATTGCCTATTTGTCAAGGCTTTTCCCCCAGAATATGTAGAATTAGCCCCGTAAGGCACTTCGTTGATAGGGCATCTAAGGTGAACCTGCATGGCAATCATGGCGGCAAACAGGATGTCATCGTGCTTTCCAGATGTGTGGGTTGGCTTTCCAGCCCTATCGTAAATAAATGTTCTCATTTCATCTAATAATAGTCTTGAATTAAGCCTTATATCACCAGAAACGGCTTTCTTGAAGTTCTCAATGAGCCACGGTCGGGTGGTTACGGTCGTTTTCCAGCCTAAAGACTGACCATCCATAACCACAATACAATCATCATGGGTGCTTCTGTTGTAGATGTTTGCATATCCAGATTCGCGGATACAGTTAAGGAGCTCCATACCATTGGGAAGTTCTGGGGCAAGCCACGCATCATTGTAGTATTTGGCACAATGGAGTATCTGTCCGGCAAGTTCGTACTGAGGCAGGTCGCCATGAAAGAAGCAAACAAACTCATTTGCCGTCCTATCATAGACCGCAACGCCATGCCTGTCAGAACCAGAGGACTCGTCCAGCTTGTCAGACAGCCTGCCTACCATCGTATCAATGCCCATACAGTACTCGTGATTGCGGACAGGCTTTCTAAACATCTGCCACGAGTTAAACTGCCGATGAACAGGATAATAATCATCATCGCTGTTAAATAACCCTATATAAGATTCTTTTGGACATAACGCCTCTTGCTTTGTGATTATAGAGTGGGAAAATACCGGCCTGCCGGATGACTGAAAGGCAGACTGTACATTGTAGGGATACTCCTGATTAAATAGGGCTAAATCGCCCTGACACTTATTCTTTATTGCCCACCTGCGCCACATCAACTGTTCAGGGGTACAGCCATAGACATCGACAAACTCCTGTTCCTGCAAAAGCCACTCAGAGTCAAACCCGTCAGCGTGAGGCTTGCCAATCTCAAAGATGTCGTCAATTTCCATCCTGTACTTGGGGAATATAAACCACGGCAGAAAGATCGGCAGGAAGTTCCTTAAGTTCTGGCTTTTCATAAAGTCATCGTAGTACTGCATGTACATATCATAGAACGCCCCGCCTACCCCGTTGGCAGTACTTTCAATCACAATCATCGTGTCAGGGTCGTCTGGAACTTCCTGGGCAGCACCGCCAAACTGATTTTTCGCGTCCTTCCAAAAGGCAAACTCAGAGACGTGCAGGTAATGCGTCAGACCACCACGACCTAACACATCCTTGCCCGCAGTACTTACCGTCAATTTACTTAAATGCGGGGCAGAGTATGTAATCTCTTTCCTGTTAGAATAGTCCGTTGACCGCTTAATGTTATTAGGGAGATTGTCCTGAAACAAACGGGACATAGCAAAGACCTTATCCGAAGCGTCCAGGTCGGCAGAGACAATCGAAGCATTGCGCATCTGATTGATGTTTATCTCGTAAAAGAACCGACCCTGCACCGCCGTAGAGACACCCTCACGCCTTGCCTTGAGCACAATAGCCCTCATTGGAAAGCCAGCCTTACGCTGTAACTCAAGAGTGTTATGAACCTTCAGTTGTGCCAAGTTGTACCGCAAAGGACATAACTTACCATCCATCGAGACAATCTTCAAATAATTGCTCTGCCAATTCAAACAGTCAAAATCAAGGTCTTTCATTAAATAAACCCTTGTGTTCAGAAATTCTCTTGTTTATAATCTCTATATACTCTGGTTCTTTTTCTATTAAAATAAACTTCCTATTAGTATTAAGGCAGGCAACACCAGTAGTGCCAGAG